TGACCCTTATTCAAAAAAAATTAAAGATAAAATAGCTAAAGAAACAAAAGAATTTGAAGGACAATTATTTAAAGGTCATGTAAATAAACATGAGAATTTTGATGAAGTGTTTGCTGCATATGGTACTGGTTCTAAAGATGCAGTAGTAAATTTAAATGTATTAAATGTAATAGGTGATTTAGCAGAAAGACAAAAGGTTGTTAAAGATATATCTAAATTAATAAATGATAATGGTGTTGCTGTTATAACAACAAGAGGTTGGAAAAATGATGTTTTAAAACAAGCACAAAAACACTATGGTAATGACTGGAAAAAATATTTAATTAATGATGGTTTTATTTTTAAAAAAGGAAATAAAAAAACTTTTCAAACTGGATTTGATAGGGATGGTGATAAAAAATTAACAACATATGTTAGAGAAATATTAGGTGATAATTTTTTAGTACAAAGAATACCTCGTAAATATAACATATCTTCAACTGGTGTTATGATTAGTAAAGTTAAAGATAAACTATCTAATTTAAAAAATGAAGTTACTAAAATTGATTCATCATTAAAAAGAAATTCTTCTACTGGTGTAGGTAAAAAAATAGGTGGTGATTTATATGTACATAAAAGTTCAGAAAATGTTATACCAAATTTAATTTCATTTAAATCAAAACTTCCTAGTAATTATAAGTATGATGTTGTTAAATATAATGATAAAGATAAAATTGTTTCTTTTATTAAAGTTCCAAAGTTTGATGAAGTACACGAACCATTAGCAACAACAGGGTTAAAAGTTTTTTCTGATGGTACAATTAAAAATATTAATATAAATCAAATCTATCATCACAAATGGTTGTTTGTAGATGATAGTTACAAAGGATTTAATATTGCAGATAGTATTGAAAGGTCTCTTGCTTGGTTGCCTTTAAGAAAAAATAATAAAATAAAAGATTTTAAATGGGCATCAATAGGAAGACAAGAAGCATGGAATAAAGTTATTCCTTTTATACCTAAACTTTCAGTAGGTGGACAAGTTGCAAGATTAGGTTTATCAGGTGGAGATATTATTCCACCAATAAAACCTACAAAGGAGAATAAAGATATGAATAAAAAAGATGTAACTGCTTTAGCTGCTGCTGCAACTATTGCTGCAACTGCTTCTCAAGTTGATAAACTATTACCAAAAGAAAAACCTGATATAAAACCTAATGTTGTAATAGAAAAAACTTATGAGAATGTTTCTGATTTAGAACCTGCTAAAAAGAAATGGTTATTAGAAACTGCAAAAAAAGTTTATACAATTAATAAAGATGAAGTTATACCTAGTGATATTATTCTTGCTATTAATGGTGGAGAAACTGGATGGGGTACATCTAGATTTTGGAATGAAGGTAGTAATAATTTATTTAACTTTCAATCATTTGATGATAAAGAAGAATCAATAGCTGCATTAAATAGTAATGCTAAGATTAAAAAATTTAAATCTTCAGAAGATTCTATTATACAATTTTTAGATTGGGTACAGAATAAAGATACTTATGCTGGAGTTAGAGAAGAAATAAAATTATATAATGAAGGTAAAGGAAGTAAGGAAAGAATTATAGATGCCATTGCTAAGACAGGATTTGCTGAAGATAAGAATTGGTCTAGTAAAATTAAATCTATTTTAAATAATAGAATAGATGGTAAACATAAAGAAGAATTAGCTAGTTTAGAAGCTAATTTATTTGTTGACAACGAGTAGAATTCCTACTATAATATAGGAAGAGTAATGCCCATTAGGGATTACTAAACTTAAATCGCTTAACGAAAGGATTAATATGACACAATACGATTTAATAAATTTTGACCCATTTAAAAACTTCTCTATCGGTTTTGATAGAATGTTTGATTCATTAAATGAGGTCTCAAGAATAAACACTTCTAACTTTCCACCATACAACATAAGAAAAGTAGGTGAAGGAAAGTATCAGATAGAAATGGCATTAGCTGGTTTCACTAAGTCTGATATAGAATGTGAGTTACAAGAAGGTGTGCTTACTATCAAAGCTAAGAAAGAAGATAAAGATAAAGATAGTTTGATACATCAAGGTATCGCATCAAGAAGTGTGGTTAGAAAATTTACTTTATCAGAATATGTTAAAGTAGACTCGGCTGATTTCAAAGATGGTATTCTTAATATAAAATTATATCAAGACTTACCTGAAGAGAAAAAAGCTAAGACAATAAAAATAAAATAACCCTCAAGAGCTAGGGAGTTAATAGCTCCCTAGTTTTAAATTATGACACCAAGAACTAAAACAGATATGATTGTTATTCATTGTGCTTCAACACCTGCAAGTATGGATATAGGTGTAAAAGAAATTAAGAAGTGGCATGTAGAAGATAATAAGTGGGATGACATAGGTTATCATTATGTTATTCGTAGAGATGGTACATTAGAAACTGGAAGAGAAGAACATAGAACAGGTTCTCATGCTAGACAAGTTAATGGAACATCATTAGGAGTTTGTTTAGTTGGTGGTTATGGTTCTGGTGGTTGGGAAAACAATTTTACTGAAGAACAATTTTCAACATTAAAAGATATAGTATCTAAATTAAAAGATAAATATAATATAGAAGCAGAAAAAATTATAGGACACTATGAAGTTGATGATGTTAAAAAATGTCCTTCGTTTGATGTAAAGGAATGGAGAGAAAATAATGGCATGGTTTAGTTTAGCAAAGGTTGCACTACAAGCTGGTACTCACATCTTTAAAAAAAGACAAGAGACTAAGATGATGATGGCTGATGCACAACATCATCACGCAGCTAAGATGGCAAGAGGTGAATCAGAATATCAAGGTAAATTATTAGAAGCAAGACAGTCGGACTGGAAAGACGAGTTCGTTTTGGTCGTGTTAACTTTGCCGATATTAGTTATTGCATATGGAGTTTTCAGCGAAGACCCAAACGCAGCTTTAAAGATAAAAGAATTTTTTAAACAGTTTCAAGAACTGCCGAGCTGGTTTACAAATTTATGGATTCTTGTCGTGGCTAGTATCTATGGTATAAAAGGTACACAAATATTTAGAAATGGTAAGAAGTAATGTTAGAAAAATTAATGACAATGTTAGTAGGAATACTACTTGCATTAGCAGGTTGGTCTTTATCAAGAACATTTGAACTATCAACTATTCAAGCTGTACATGAAGACAAAGTACATAAGCTTGAAAGAACAGTAGAAAAATTACAAGATAAGATGGAAGTTATGTTAGATAAAGATGAAGAGATTATGCAACAACATAAAGACTTATTTAAAATTTTAGAAAAAGATAATAACAACACAGGATATAGTTATAATTAAAATGCATTTCATTGCAGAAGTATTAATAAAACAATTAAACCCTACAGGTAAAAAAATGAATTATTATTTTACAGGTATATTAATTATATTAATGGTATTGTTGGCAGTATTTGGAGGTCCAGTTAGATGAAGATATCAGAATCAACTTCTATAAGTATGCCAATGAAAAATTTAATCAGCATCATTGGTGCTGTTGCTGTAGGTGTATGGGCATATTTTGGTGTGGTTGAGACCCTTAATAAGCATAGTACTACTTTAGAATTAATAGGTAAAGATTTAGAAGCTAACTCAGAATTTAGAATCAAATACCCTCGTGGAGAATTAGGTCAGTCAAGTGGGGAAGCAGAATTATTTTTGATTGTAGAACATCTAAGTGGTTTAGTTGAAAAGATGGAAATAGAAATGGGTGAAATGATGCATAACAAAGTAAATATTGAAAGACTTCAAAAAGATGTAGAAAAAATTTTATCTGATGTAGAAAAATTAAAAGATAAAGTAAGAGCAAATGGTAAGAATTATGAATAATTTTATAGATAAATTTTTTTTAAAATGTTTTGGAGGATTAGATTGGATATCAGAACAGATGGATAAACTATTTGCACCAAGATGTAAATGTAAAAACAAAAAGGAGAAAAAATGATAGAGACTGTATTTGCCCTACTTCTTATAATGGACCATGAAATTAAGGAACACAGAATTCAAGAATCGTTATCAAAATGTTTGAAGGCAAAAAGATATGCTATGAAGGATAAAGCTGTTAAAGATAGAGTAGTCTACAAATGTATTAAATCTAAAGCAAACATAGAAATATACATGGGTGAAAAGAAAATTACTTCTTTAATATTAGACTAATGAAGATAGCTTTGTTTATGATTATGTGTTCAGGAGTGGCAGGTCAATGTCTTGAACCTCACAGATTAAATACTTATGATAATTTTTATCAATGTATGACTGCTGGTTATACAGAAGCTTTAAGAAAGACAGAAGAAATTGGAGAAGAAGAAGTAAATAAAAATAGAATTTATATTAAGTTTGTTTGTGCTGCTGAAGAAACAAATGAAAAGATAGAAAAGAAAATAAATATTTAACTATGAAATACATCCCTTGCAATTTTTTCTAACTCTTCAGATAACTCTGTAAAATTACTTTTACATTCCCTTAACATAGCATTAATCACACCAGCATTTTCTTTTTTAAAATGTAATGGTATTTTATCTGCAGGATAATTTTTTATTTCTGTAATGAATTGTCCTTGATTATTTATAATCAATTTGAAACCCATCAACTCAGCTTCTTTTCTTTTAACTCTAGGTTTAGCTTTTAGTTTTCGATTCTGTTTCATGTTTTTTCTTTAACAAGTCTAAAAGAAAATCATCATCTGATTTTCCTTTTCTTAATTTAGTTAAAGGTTTATCACCTTCTTTATATATCTCAACACTTTGTACTCGTGCAGGATTAGTCATAAATACTGGAAGTCTTTCATTAGCATATGACTTTACCATAAAGAATCCATCATCAGCTATACCAAAAGTTTGAATATTTTTTATATCAATATCATCTGTACCTATTAAACATAAACGCATATGATATTTATCTAGTGTAGGTTTCTTAGGTTTACCATCTAACCCTAATACATTATTCATTTTCAAAACTTATATCAGTACCATGTTCTTTAAGAGAAGTATATGTTCTCTTACTATAATCTTTGCTAGTAAAAGATTCACCAACTGGTTCTTCTTTATGTACTTCAGTAGGTTTATAACCTATCTCTCCACTTTGATAATCATCATCAACTAAAGCATCTACAGTTTCAGTATAGATTTCATTTAATTTTTCATTGTTTCTTTTTATTTTCTTTTTTAAATGTTCTTTTAAATTTTCTATTTTAACAAATAACATTCTATCTATTTGTTCATGTATACCATACATATTTAAATCATTTAATGCAGCAATAAGTCTGCGAAAACCTCTTGCTCTTTTTTCTAATTGTCTTATTTGTGCTTCTGATAAACTCATGAGTAATCCCTTTCAAGTATCATTTCAAGATAGTGAATAGCTTTTTCAATATCTTTTTCTTTTCCTTTTGATTTATGTCTACAGATATATTTAATAGCATTACCTTCTGCAAACAACAAACCATTTTCATTTATAAATTCTGCAGGTTGAATCTTCATCTTTGAATAATGATTTCCATCTACCTGCTTACCTAATGAATCATAGGTAGTTCCTTTAAACATATCTTTATGTGTCATTATAGTGGTCCTTGTTCTATCATTTTTTGTCTTCTTAATTGTTGTTCTGTTGGTTGCAACATAGCATTTAAATCATCTATTGTCAACTGTGGGTTGCGTTTTAATTTCTTTACTACCCATTTATAAGACCAAGGTTGTAGTCTTAATGTATCACCACTCCAATAATGAGTTTGGTTAGGTAGTAATGTTAATATATTTTTTACATTAACCTTTGATTGTTCTTCTTTATTTAACAAATCTTTAACCATTCAACTAAAATACCTTTAGCTTTATTCCTTATCTTACTCATTTGTTTTGTATTCATTTTATATAGTCTAACCATCCTGTTGCTATGTATTTTGTTTGTGTTTTAGAAGTAATACCTCTATGCATAAATGTCCAGTCTGAACCCCATATTAAAGTTAATCCTGTTTCTGGTTTTACTTTTAATTTTTGATAATAAAATTCTGTTTCTCCACCATCAAAATCATCATTCAAATAAAACATCCAAACGACCTTTCGATTAGAATCTGTTGCAGACGTATTCTCATCGTGCCATACATGATAACCACCACCTGCGGGAGTCTTTTGTACTTTCTGTGCGGTTGAATAAAAACGTGTTGTCTTTAGATGACCAAATACATTAATGTACTCTTCTAATGCCTGTACCAATGCTTGATTCATATCTCTGGCA